GCCAACAGCCCATTGGTGTTTGAAACCAACAACCTCGAACGTGCTCGCATCCCCGCCGCTGGCGGCATGGTAGTCGGCACTGCAGCCCTTGCCACCACCGCCACTGACGGTTTCCTCTACGTTCCCACCTGTGCAGGCGCGCCTACAGGCACGCCGACGACGCAGACCGGCACCGCCCCAATCGTGGTCGACACCACGAACAACAAGCTGTATTTCTACTCCGGTGGCGCATGGCGCGACGCTGGACCCTGACACTGAAAGGACCACACCATGAACATCACCTGGACCATTGAATGGCTTCGCACCACCCCCACCACCGCAACCCCGCCCGAGTACGTCATCGAATGCGGCTGGCGCTGCACGGGCACTGACGGGGCCTACACCGGCACGGTGTACTCCACGTGCTCTTTCACCCAAGCTGCTGAGGCTGACGGCACGTACACGCCCTACGCCGACCTGACGCAGGAGCAGGTGCTGGGCTGGTGCTGGGACTCTGGCGTGAACAAGGCCGCCACTGAGGCTGCTGTGGCGCAGCAGATCAACAACCAGATCAACCCGCCGGTTATTCAACCGCCGCTGCCGTGGGCAACTACCCAAGCCTGACATGAACGACATCAAGATCACCCTGACCGACCTGTCCGTCAACGACGTCAACCTGATCATGGCCGGCCTGGGCAAGCTGCCACTGGAGGCCACCGTTGACCTCTGGATGCGTCTGAAACAACAGGGCGAAGCGCAAATCAAAGCGGCACAGGAACCTGTCTCCGCAGGGTTGACGGACTGAGGTCAACATGGCTAAGACCCCTGCATGGCAACGCAAAGAGGGCAAGTCTGAGTCCGGTGGACTCAATGCCAAGGGCCGTGCCAGCTACAACAAAGCCAACCCCGGAAAGCCTGGATTGAAGGCACCGCAACCGGAAGGTGGTCCCCGTCGTGACTCGTTTTGCGCCCGCATGAAAGGGATGAAGGCAAAGCTGACGTCAGAAAAAACGGCAAAGGATCCGAACTCTCGTATCAACAAGAGCTTGAGGGCCTGGAATTGTTGACATGGAAGCGACGTTCGTTTGGAATACCGTCTTGACGTTGCTGATTGGCGTTGTGGGGTTCTTCATGGCCTCAAAGTTCAAAGAACTCGACCGTATCAGCATTCTGCTCAACAGAACGCGAGAGGAAGTGGCCCGGGATCACATCACCCGCTCAGAGTTCCGGCAGGACATGAAAGAGTTGATCGAACGCTTTGACAGGATTGAGTCGAAGATCGACAATCTACGAAGCAAGCCCCATGCCGTATAGTTCTCCCAAGCAAGAGCGGCTCATGCGGGCCGTCGCGCACAGCCCAGGCTTCGCCAAGAAGGTGGGCATCCCCCAGGCCGTTGGCCTGAAGTTCGAAGCCCATAAGGCCGAAGGAGGCTCCGTGAAAGAATCCCCCAAGATGGTCAAGAAGGAACTCGCCTTCATGAAGGCTAAGGGTGCGCCCAAGGCCATGATCAAGCACGAGAAGGAAGAAGCCAAGGGCAAACCCAAGGGCAAGCCGTTCGCCAAGGGTGGCGGTATCGAGTCCAAAGGCAAGGGCCCGGGCAAGATGGTCAAGATGATGTATGGCGGCAAAGCCTGCTGAGGAGAACGAACATGGCTACCGATCCCCGGTACACCGAACCCGCCAGTCGTGGTGGGCGTCTCCGCCCCCAGACGTTTGGAGATGCGTTCAGGGAGGCTCGCTCGGCAGGTGATGCCACCTTCGAGTTTCAAGGCAAGACCTACACCACCAAGACCGCTGAAGAGCAAGGTCGGGAGATTGGTGCTACTGCCAGAGGCTCTGGGCGCAGTGCATCCGCAGGCAGGACAGCCGCTCATCGGGATACGGCAACCACGAGGCGTGCTGAGATCCCCACAGGCGGCAGCGCCAAGGCACCTGCGGAACGCGGCGAGCGGATGAGCCCCCTGGAGATGGGTCTCTTGACAACGGCAGGGGCATTGGCAGGCCCCGCTCTTGGGCGTGGTGCTGCTACGGCCTATAGGGGCGCCAAAGATGTTGTGGACACTGTCCGTGGCGCTGTGCAAGCCAGCCGAGGTCTAGAAGACGCACGACGCGCAAGGCTTGCGCGGAAGATGGATGACAGCCTGCCTGAGCCAGCAAGCATTCCTGAGCTTGGGCGAGGCGTTTTCCGTAGTGCCCGTGAGAAGGCTGAAGCCGAAGCACGAAATGCCAAACCGCGTGTGCGGGTTGAAGGTACTAAGGGCGGTGTGTATCGTTCCGAGGCGCCCAAGACCGAATCCAAAGCTGGCCCCGAGTTTCGCAGTCGTACCGCAGATCGGATGGACGAGCGAGAGATGGGTATGAAGAAGGGCGGCAAGGTGAAAGCCTACGCCAAGGGCGGCTCTGTGCGCGGCGGTGGGTGCGAGTCTCGCACCAAGAAGACGAAGTACGTATGAAGGCCTCACGCGGCATGGGCTGCATCCGCCCGGAACTCAAGAAGCCCAAGGCATACGCCAAGGGCGGGGAGAGCCGCGTGAACGAGGCGGGCAACTACACCAAGCCTGGGATGAGAAAGTCACTTTTCGAGTCCATTAAGTCTCGTGCAGTACAAGGTACCGCCGCAGGCGAATGGTCCGCGAGAAAAGCACAGCTTCTGGCGAAGCAGTACAAGGCGAAGGGCGGCTCTTACCGTGACTAAGGCCCCGCAGCAGTCTCTGAAAGACTGGACCGATCAGAAATGGCGGACCAAGTCAGGGAAACGCTCTTCCGACACCGGGGAGCGCTATCTCCCCGAGGCTGCGATCAAGTCCCTGAGCCCCGCTGAGTACGCGGCCACGACCCGGGCGAAGCGGGCAGGGAAGGCCAAGGGCCAACAATTTGTCGCGCAGCCCAAGGGCGTAGCCCGGAAGACAGCGAGATTTAGATGACCACATCAGGGACCACCACCTTCAACCTCGACCTCAACGACGCGGTCGAGGAGGCGTTTGAGCGCTGCGGGGCGGAGCTTCGCACGGGCTACGACCTGCGCACTGCGCGGCGGTCCCTGAACCTGCTGTTCGCAGACTGGGCGAACCGTGGCATCAACATGTGGACCTTCAACCAGGGCATGATCCCCTTGGTGCAGGGCACGAACACCTACACGCTCCCGTCTGACACCGTCGACCTCCTTGAGCATGTCATCCGCACGGGCGCGGGCAACGTCTCGACTCAGGTGGATCTGACCATCACGCGCATCAGCGTCAGCACGTACTCTTCCATCCCGAACAAGCTGCAGCAGGCGCGTCCGATTCAGGTGTTGGTCAACCGGAACTCCAACGCGACGTACCCGGCGGCGAGCAGCTACTCCCCCGGCGCAACGGCAGCGCCCAGCATCACCGTGTGGCCCACGCCTGACCAGACGGGCGTCTACCAGTTCGTCTACTGGTACTTGCGGCGCATCCAAGATGCAGGTGCTGGCGGTGAAGCCACGCAGGACATCCCCTTCCGCTTCATCCCCTGCTTGGTCTCTGGTCTGGCGTACTACCTCGCCATGAAGCTCCCGGGCGGCATGGAACGGCTCCAGATCCTGAAGGCGCAGTACGACGAAGACTGGGATCGTGCATCGAGCGAAGACCGTGAGAAGGCTGCGGTACGGTTCGTACCCCGGCAGATGTTCATTAGCTGATCATGGCCAACAGGTTTGCAAACGGCGCAAAGGCGTTCGGGTTCTGCGACGTCTGTGGGTTCCGTTTTGACCTGAAGAAGCTCAAGAACCTCGTCGTCAAGACCAAGCAGACGCAGATCAAGGCGTGCCCTCAGTGCTGGACTCCGGACCAGCCGCAGTTGCAGTTGGGCATGTACCCTGTGGCCGACCCCCAGGCCATCCGTGACCCCCGCCCGGACACAAATACGTGGTATCAGTCCGGTACGAACGGCCTGCAGACAAGCCCGACATCAGGCACCGGCCCCTTGCAAGAAGGCTTTCCTGGCGAGGGCATGTTGGTCATCCAGTGGGGATGGAACCCTATCGGTGGTGCCAGGGACTTTGACGCTGTGCTCACGCCAAACACCTTGGTCGGCGTGGGTGAAGTTGGTCAGTTTGCAGGGTTCGTCAACACGCCGTATGTTTCGGGGCCAGATCCGTATTTTGCAAATGTGCAGTTGCTGCTGCACATGGACGGTACTAGCGGGTCTACGTCGTTTCCTGACAATTCCCCCGCAGCGCGTACAGTTACCGTTGTTGGACTTACGCAAGTAGACACAAGCGTAGTTAAGTTTGGTACA